GGACGCAGAGCCGCTTGAAATTGCGGCAAGCGCCGACAGAAAAGCTCTCTTTGTCAGAGGGCAAAAGTATCACTTGGCGCGTGGTATGGCCGCGCCCGAGTCCATTCCGATTACAACCGCGAGCCAGGCGGATGTAAATAATAATACGTCGGCAGAAACCGACAGCGAAGGAGGTAACAAACCTATGGCAAAAAATCTTGAAGAGCTCAGAACAGAAAACCCTGAACTCGCAGCGCAGGTTGAGAGTGAAGTGAGAGCTGCCGTGTCTGCCGAACACGCAACTTCCGACACCAACGCAACCAATGCTGAACGTCAGCGCCTCGCAGAGATTGACAGTATCGCACATCTCTATGATGATGAAACTGTCCGCAAGGCAAAGTATGACGAGCCGTGCTCCGCACAGGAGATGGCATTCCGTGCCGCACAGGCGGCAGCAAAAACAGGTGGCGCATTTATGGCAGACGTTAAGTCTGACTACGACGCGTCCGGTGCAGGCGGTGTAGGAGCCGCACCCGCAGACAACGGCAACGGCGGCGCAGAGCCGACCACACCCGAAGCAAAGCAGGCAGAGGCGAGAGCCAGTGTCAAGGCATTGCTCGGCAAGAACTAAGGAGGTATCACAATGAAAAATCTCAACGCAAAAGTTGGCGAGATGGAATATGACGGCCTCGTTGTTGATCTCGTTCCCGAGGTCGAAGTGAGAGGCGGCACAATCCGCAAGCTCGCCGCAGAAGCCACCATCAAGAGAGGGACAATCCTCGCCAAAGACGCAGACGGCAAACTGATCGTTCTCGGCAGCGACGTCGATAATACGGGTACATTCTCCGCGACCGGCGACGGAAGCACAACGAAGTTCAGCCTTGTGTCCGGTGGCGTCACTCCCTCTGCTGTTACGGAGGTCAAGGTCGATGGCACCGCAACCACCGCGTACACATACAACAAGGTCACCGGCGAACTCGAATTCAGCGAAGCTCCCGCGAACACCAAGACAATCGCGGTGAAGTTCGTTACGGGTGGCGGGAACGCCGATTGCATCCTGTGCGATGATGTCGTTGTCGGCACGGAAAGTGACGAAAACGTTTCCGTCTATACCGCAGGGTGCTTCAATCTCAACAAAGTCCACGTCGCAGATGGCTACACCATCTCCGCAACGGACTTCGATGCACTCCGCAAATACAGCATTGTTTTCAAGGCTGCTTTTGCAGGTAACTAAAACAGGAGGACAAAAGAATGCCTAACACAATCAATTTTTTCGATAACTATATTCTGCAGGCGCTCGTAGAAGAGATCACGCCTCGTCAGACATTCTTCAAGGACAGATATTTCCCCACAGCTCCCGAGGACATCTTCGCAGCTGACAAGGTGCTTACCGAGTATCAGAAGGGCGATCGTCAGATGGCCGCTTTCGTAGCACCTCGCGCCGGGGATATCGCCGTTGGACGTACCGGCTACGAAATCCACGAATTTCAGCCTGCGTACATCGCTCTTTCCAGAAGCCTTACTCTCGACGATCTTCAGAAGAGAGGATTTGGCGAGGCTCTTTATCCCGGTCAGACTCCCGCGCAGAGAGCCGCACATCTTCAGCTCAAGGACCTTACTCAGCTCGACGCTCGTATCGTTCGTCGTGAGGAGTGGATGGCAGTTCAGACAATGATCAACAACGCTTGTGATATGCAGGAGTACGTTGATGCCAACACCAAGGGCGAATTGCTCCGCGTTCAGTTCTACGATGGCGAGACCTCCGAGCACGAGTACACCGTACATACCAAGTGGAACGCAGAGGGCGGCAACCACCGCGGCGACGTTAAAGCTATGTGCCGCCTGCTTTCCAAGCGCGGTTTGCGTGCTGCTGATCTCGTGGTTGGCTCCGATGTCGCGGATTGGCTTATCACAGACGAAGAGATGAAGACGCTTCTCGACAAAAACAGCGGCATTATCATCGGCAAGATCGAGGAAGAGCTCAGCGCATATGACGGAGTTGTTTATATGGGCACCATCAACTATGGTGGATTTAAGCTCAACGTCATTAGCGTTGACGAAACCTATGCGGACGAAAACAACGCAGAGCAGAAGTATTTCCCTGCAGACTCCGCTATGGTAACCGCCCCCGGCTGTGGTCATATGATGTACGGTCAGATCACCCAGATCGACTACGGCTCCACAGAGTTCCGCACCTACGCAGCTTCTCGTGTTTCCAAGTTCGTTCTCGATCAGGACAAGGATATCCGCAAGCTTCGTCTTGGCACAAGACCTCTCGCGGCTCCTAAGAACTACTGCCCTTACATCTACGCAGCAGAGGTTATCGGCTAATAACCGCGTAGGAAAGGAGAACCGGCTATGGCTAAAATCAAAATCAAGAGAGGTTTTTACGGCCTCCACACAAAGTTCGGCGTTCAGGCCAAGGGACCGAACGACGAAGCCTTTGAGGTTGACGATAACGAGGCAAAGCGCCTCGTTGATCTCGGTATCGCTAAATACATTGGCGATACGACCGTTGCAACGGGCGAAGAGAGCGCAGACGAGGATAATGCGAGCGTCAACCCTCCCGAAATCGAAGCCCCCGCAGAGAGCGAATATGAGGGCGACAGCGTAACCGATATTCCCGAGTATAGCATTGACTCCAATGCATCTGATTTGAGAGCAATCGCAAAGTCCGTTGGTATCACATTCAAGGTTGGTACCACCAAGGAGGATATGGTGACAGCTCTTGATGAATATTTCGGCGTAATGGACGCGCCTGATCTCTCCGCGGAAACTCCCGTAGTATGAGCTTCAAAGATATGCTGAACGAAGATGTCCACCGCGTATTCCTCAATGACGGTGAGTTCGCAGAACGGCACACAATACGCTACAATGGCGTAACGTATGACGGCAAGGACCACAAAGGCATCTCCGTTCTGTTTATCAGAGTCAAGGAGCTTGAAAAACCGATACAGAACGCCGAGGGCATCTTTGGCGTTCAGGCGAAGTTGCATATTGCCCTGTCTGACCTCGATGGACGAGTACCCGAGCAGGGACAGCGCATCTCCATTGACGATGGCGAAGCTCTTGGAAAAAAGTTCTTCGCCAATTTCAAAATTGCAACCTCGGTATGTACCAACGGTATGATATCTCTTGAATTGGAGGCCTACGATGAGTGATGTTTCTGTTGGCGGCGGCAACAAAGCCACGAGCTTGTGGGTGGACGATATTGGTAGCAATACCCTCGACCGCGCACAAAAGCTTCTTGCCGGCATTCCTGGCGGTGTAGGTAAAGCCGTTGGCTCGGCTCTGAAAAGAGCCGCGTCAAGCGGTGAAGCCTATGCCGCGAGAGCCCTTCGTAAAGAGTACGTTGTGAAAGCCTCGGACTACAAGGAATACACGACGTCGAAACGCCATATAGACACCGATGCGTCCGGCGCAACAGAGGTCAGTATCGAATTTCACGGCTATCACATTCCGCTGATCCGTTTCGATACGACCTTTGGCAAGGACGGACGAATTACGGCAAGGGTGCGCAAGGGCTCCGCAAAGCAGACCCTTGAAAACGCCTTTGCCGCAAAGCTCGGTGATCGCACAGGCATCTATGAGCGTATCGGAGATAAGCGTTTCCCAATCCGTCAGTTTTGGGGACCCTCTACAACGCAGATGATGGACTCAAACGACGATGTGGCAGAGGATATTGCTACGCACATTAGAGACACTTTCGATAAGCGTATCGAGCACGAAATCACCCGCGTACTCAACGGTTGGGGAGGTAAACAATGACAAAAGAACAGCTTCTTGAAGATCTTAAGTCTTTCCTCAAAGACGCCACAAAGAACTACAAGCTTCCCGAGGCGCTCCAAAAGGGAGACACCGAGCAAATCTTCCGAGCACCCGACATCTATAAAATGAGGTTGCCCAACAGCAACGACGCAAAGAAGAAAGCGCCTTACATTATCGCACAGTACGTAACAGGAAAAGATTTTCACAAACAGTTGCAGCAGAGCCAATCTACCGCGATTGTCCGTCTTATTTTCTGCTTGTACAACGAGGACGAACAGGAAGGTGCTCTCTCTCTTCTCAATGTTATGGAAACGGTGCGCATGGATCTGATGAAGCAGGTGCTTATCGGCAAATGCTTCAAAATCGACACGGACGCAGGCGTGGAAAGCCTTGTCTATCCCGAAGATACTGCGCCGTATTATGCCGGCGA